CACGTACGAGAGCTACCTGCCAGCGACATTGAAATTTGCGGTCCAAGCAGTCAATCATTATTCGACTGACTCGCCTGACAGCTACATAAAGCAATCATTCGATAGTGTTCGATCTGCCTTCGAACATGGTCTATCTGTCACCGGCTGTATGATTGCACATGTGTTGAATGCCAGGAAATTTTACTGGATATTCCAAACTGGAGCCGGCCAGATCAATGATCTCAGGAAGCACTTTGAGTGGCCAACCATGATACCTTATCAACTTGGTTTGTATCCCTTCTTTTGCCCCAGCATGATGGTGTTCGTTGGCCCGGAGATGCACAATTATTTCAATGTTGCCATGGCTATACCCAGCAAGCTATCCACTATGGCAGATATTGTGAGGTTATATTCCAGCGTCTACACGTTCACTTCCGTTAGTGACAACTTCGACACAACGATAAAGCCACCGGATATGCCTCAAACTGTATCAATCAAAATCAGGACCGGGGCTGTGAAGCAATTGATTCGATATCGGAAGCGACTAGAAATTGACAAGAACATGATAATGGGGTATCTTGAGAAGAACCCCATGTTGATATTCACGAAGTCCACCACCCTGCAAGAAGAAATTGAAAAGCTTCATTGTCAGCTCTTTGTGCCGGGTGCTGAGGTTTCTCTGAGGAACACAAGGCGGCTGTTGTACTTTGGCAGAGTTGGAGCTGCGGCCGGCGCAAAGGCATTCTATCTATCAGATAGTGCGAGAGATAAAGATTCCTTGGTTTTATATCGTGAAATACTGTCTGCGGTCGTAAGTAGGAAGCCAAGACGCTTACTCACTATGACCGACCTGCCTATGGTGTTCCATGATTTCCAGACGTATAATATGCTCTCAAGATATTTCTACCAGGTACCTCAGATGACATCTTATGCTTCGGGACACAATGTCTTCTCACAAAAGAACCTACTCATCCACGAGGGATCCCAGAGATTATCTCTACCGATCACTAGAGTTATCTGCAAAAAGTGGTTCAAGGAGGAGATTGATGATGCGGAGATTGGCAGATACATGCGATCTTGCATGACCGTCAAAAGCATGTTTCCGTGGTTTGCTGATAGCCTCCACAAAACCATGGAAAACCTGGGACTGGATCCGACAGTTGTGGCGCTTCAACAGTTTGTGATTAAATTTCTCATAGGGAAATTCATGAAATCGACTAGCCCACACATGAAATGTTTCATACCTGGGCCTTCCACATCATCGGTGCTGAAGACCCTGGAAACGATATCGAAGAAGAATTATGATCCATCCGCATCCTACGAGTTCCGAACATCACCAGCTAGCATATATCGACCGGATGAAACAGTCGAGGACTGTATCATGATTGCGAACTGCTTTCTGTTCCTGTCGCGCCTAGACGTCGACATCGCAGGCCACCTCAAGAACTTCACATCACTGGTCAATGGCAAACCCCAGGACTCCATCACCAGGATACTAGGCGTTATGCGCTCGCCTGTGCGAGTCAGGTTGGATGACTCTACACGCGTAGTCCTAAGCATGGTTATGTTATTAACTGATCTGGACGTCGGCACAAAACTCAAAATACTCGACCAGCTGGAGATCCCTTTGCATTGCTGGATAACGAAACAGAAAATG